CCTCCGATATGTGGGCGCAATCGTTACTTGGAACGTATTTCTATACGGACTTACTTACCAAATACAATGCGCAAACGCTATCATCTAACGAGCAAGTGCTAGTTGGTAAGATTCAAATGGTCATCGCGTGGAGGGCTGCCGCTGATGCGTCTTATGCGCTATCACGTAAGATAACAAACAAAGGTATTCAGCGCGAAAGCGGGGAAAATTCCGAAGGCGTGGAAGCCTCTGAGTTATCATTCGCCATGCGTCAGTACAATCAAAAGGCTGAGTTCTACACGAACCGTGTGATAAAATATCTGCAGGAAAATAAATCGCTATTCGCAAATTTTACATCCGAAAATAACCGCGATAGCGACATAAAAGCTACCGACACAACTCACGGAAATTATGAATCTGACTTCATGTTCATCTAATGGCAGCTATCAGCGTATCATATATCAAGCTACTGAAAAAAATCAAGGATTTCTGTGACCTTCACTATCAGATTAAGCGTTATGGCTTTGACTTTGAAGAACAGATAGGTGACTTCGAGGCAACAGATAACCTATTTCCTTTCATCTATGTAGTGCCAGTTAGTAAAGTAGTAGGTGAAAACATCAACACATTCACCATTCGCATCTATTGCGCTGACCAAATAATGCAATCGCGCAACAACGTGAACACAATCGTGTCGGATGCGGACTTAATACTCAACGATATCTACCGATATTTCAAAGACGGTAGTGATGTTGACGTTGATGTGTTGAGTGACCCGACAATAACACCGATAAATAACGCATTCCTCGATAAATGTGCAGGGTGTGTTATGGATTTGCAAGTAGAAGTCGCATCGTATGGGCTTTGTGAGATACCTCTTGAAACGCAAACACCACAGGATGCGTGTGAGGTATTACTTAATCAGTTAACAACCGATCAACTAAATGAATGTATCTTACCAACGTATGATTTCTCTGACACATCCGTACTCGACAACCTAACCGAACAACAGGAACTGGACTTGGAAGCGGCGTTTTGTGAAGGCGGAGGTTGTGGTGAAATCGAAGTGTATGTAAGAGACGAAGACGGGCAGGAAGTTTCATATTTCATTGACCCCGATGTTAGTACCATCATCACTCTTAATGATGTAACAGCAACGGTCAAGAACTCAGCTAACACCACAATAGGCTCAGGGCTTGTGTCACCTATCATTGGTGGCAACGTTACGGTTAACGACATCACATTCACCGACACGGATAACACCACTTCGAGCAAGGCGGCAGGTATAAACTTTAGCGCAACACTTATTCCCGCGTTATCAGCTTCTCAGTTGAACGATGTTGACGATGGGCTAACCTTTACCCAAAAGGATAACTTAACCGCGTTATTGGACATTAAAACAGGTCAGACAATATCCTACCGTACTGGCGACGATGGAGACATCGAGCAAGGTTCATTATTGTCATTCGTTGTATTGTCTGCGCAAAACCCTTACGGCAACTCAAACCGATTCACAGATACATTAGGCGGTCAGACATATTCCAATGGAATAATAGTTGACTGGTCGCGTCGATTGATGTGGTACAACCCCGCTACAACCGCCAACTGGAACAATTCTATTGACGCAGCTTTATCTTCTAACCAAGGAGGATTCACCGACTGGCACATTCCGAACGTTCAACAGGCGCAAAGTATAATGAACTACGGCAACTCAGGTGGTATGCTGAACTACACGCCTTTCAACATTTCTTTTGCGTCCATGTGGACAAGCACCACATCGCCTGACACAACTACAAGTGCATTTAGGGTATTAGCAACAGGAGCAACAACAGCAGGAGGTATAGCACAGGTTGGTAAGACAACAACGAACAACTATATGTACTGCCGAATTTTCTCACTCTCAGATTTAGGATTATGATATATTCTTTTGACCAATTTAAAACGCAAATAACTGACCCTACCGTTCGCATCACTAAAGTAGTGGACAACATCGCAGAAAAAACCTGCTCAGTTGATGTGTTACTATCAGTTGATTCCGCATCGTTTAGTGTTACCCTCGACGGGTTTACCTACTCAAATACTTGGGAAGATTCCGATATTGACGCATGGGTAAATAACGAACTGAAAAAGTACGTGGCATGAGCGAAAAAATCGACATCATCATAGCTGAACTGGCGGAAATCAAACGCGGTCAGCAACACAACGCGGTAAGGCTGCAACGGGTCGAACGGAAGTTAATCGGAGATAAGGAATACGGCGATAAGGGAATGATTGACACAGTTAACGAACATCAGGAATACATCCAAGCGCAGAAGGTTGAACGGGCTAAAGTTATCGGCTTTGCCGCAGCCGCAGGGGCTTCGGGAGGCGGACTGTTCGCTTGGATTAAACATCTATTTGTAGGGTAAAGAACACTAATGCCAAGACAATGAACGAAAGAAAACGCTTATACATCGACATTGAAGTATCACCGAATATAGGCGTGTTTTGGCAGACAGGCCATAAAGTTTCCATCGGTTACGAGAACATAGTACAAGAACGTGCCATCATCTGCGCGTGTTGGAAATGGGAAGGACAAAGCAAAGTCTATTCCGCAACATGGGACAACAATAAGTCCGACAAAGAACTAGTCAAAACTCTAGCTAAGATTTGCGGCAGCGCAACTGAAATCATCGCGCATAACGGTGCGCGTTTCGACCTGCCTTGGATTCGTACACGGGCGTTATTCCATCGCGTTAAATTCCCGCACTCCTTACCTATCGTCGATACTCTTAAGGTGTCACGCGGTCAGTTTAAATTCAACTCAAACCGCTTAGACTACATCAGCAAATTCACAGGCGGACATGGGAAACTGAAAACAGAATTTCAATGGTGGTTAGACATCACCCTCAAAGGCAATAAACGCGCAATGCGTGACATGGTGACCTATTGTAAAAAAGACGTGTTAGAACTCGAACGAGTGCACAAAGTAATGCAGCCGTATCTTAAGCCTGTTACCCGAGTATCACAAGACCGTACCGATTGCCCTGAATGTGGAAGCGACCATGCAATACTTCACGATAGACGTATGACCGTTTCATCAGGCATCAAGGTTATATTACGCTGCCAGTCATGCGGTACATCATGGAGTGTTCCCGAATCAACGTATAACAAAATGAAAAATGAGAATAGGACTAAAACTGCTAGACGATAAAGGTGGCATCGTGCTGCAACGGTGGAGCATCTTCGCCATTGCCAAACTCGCACAGGTTAATGTTAAAGACCCCGAGGGTGGCACATACGTGTGGGATATTCATGGTGATTGTTTTGAATCACCTATGCCGATATATGACATTGAAAACGCCTGTGCCGAAGTAGAACAGAAAATGCTTCAAGCGTTAATTGTACTTAACAACAAGGTGCTGACGCGATCTAAACGCAAAACGACTAGACGATGAAAACACCTGAATACTATATCGGGAAGTACAAAGGAATCACAGCACAGGACGTTCTGATAGACTTTGAGCTTGACCAAAACCACAACCTTGCATCTGCAGTAGAATATATCCTACGCGCTAACCGTAAGCATCAGACACCTGTGGAAGACATTCAAAAGGCTATCCATCACCTAACCTTATACCTTCAACATCCTAAGCATGAGAAGTGATATAATCAAAGTTGCAGCCTCGCACATCGGTTATACCGAAGGAGCGAACAACAAGAACCAATTCGGTGAATGGTACGGCATGAATAACGTCGCGTGGTGCGCTCAGTTCGTATCGTACTGTTATCACTTCGCGGGACACTCACTACCTAAGATTGACACCGACGAAGGATTCCATTACGTACCTACCATGTACCACCGCGCCAAGCAGAACGGATGGATAACCACCACACCGAAGGAAGGCGACATAGTTCTATTCGACTGGAATCACGACGGTAAACACGACCATACGGGAATATTCGTGCGGTGGGTAACTAAGACTACCTTTGAGTGCATCGAGGGCAACACCTCGCCTAATAATAACGGCAGTCAATCCAACGGAGGCGGAGTGTATAAGCGCACACGCGGTGTTGGGTTTGCCACATTTGTAAACATACTAGGATGAAGGAACTATTTAACTCATTGATAAAGTCATTCGAGAACTCACCGCAGGGGTTCTCAGCGCGTAAGCTATCCGCGTTCGTGCTTATGACCTGTGTAGTGTACCTGCACTATCGGTTTGTTGATACTACTGTGGTAGTTGATATAGTCCTAATCGACCTGTGTTTTGTATTGCTGCTTTTAGGTATCATCACCGTGCAGAATATTATTGATTTGAGAAGGAAATGAGATACTTAATCCTATTACTACTCCTAGCCTCCTGCACGCCTCAAAAGAGACTAGAGCGATTAATCCGCAATCACCCAGAATTGGTGCGCGTAGATAGCGTTAAAATCATTGACACGGTAATAACGCAAAGCGTTAGTATTGACACCATGCAGGTAATGAATACTTACGACACATTCATTGTCAACCGCGATAGGCTAACCGTGCAGGTTATACGCCATCAGGACTCTATCTACGTGTACGGTAAATGCGCAGGTGATACAGTAGTCCTAGAACGCAAAGTACCCGTGCGCATTATTGAAGTGAAAGAATCAACATCCGTGCCTTGGTGGGTTTATACGTTCTTGGTACTAGTGCTTGTGGTGCTTTGGTTTAGGTAGCCATTTATCATCCATAATAACCGTATTGGAATGTTATGGATGACTGAGTGAGACTTAGCGGGGAGTTATCGGCAACCCTACGGACGTACATCCATCAGCTTTTCGTAACACATTTTAATTACTCTTGCATCCCATAAGGCATTATGTTTTGGCATTTCAGAATAGACTTCACCACACCCAAACTTTTCACGGCTTACATCAGGGTCAATAGATTTCATCTTAAACACCGTGCAAATGTCAAAGGGTATGTAGTAAATATTTTTAGGGATATTAAAAGCGTGTTCCCAAATTTGCGAGAATAAAACCCAATCATAAGATAAGCAGTCGCTCCACATTTCAACTGCTTCAAATTGTGAAAGCCATTTTTCTAAATAGGTCTTAATCTCTTTTGTAGTTCCATAAACCAACATATCATTTGGTCTATCTTCTGTTACTATGCAATCGCTTACATCGCCTTTTGGATGGTTCAGTTTAGCAATTACATTTTCTTTTAACCAATCGTCCACTTGGGTAATTGCATAGTCTGTAAATTCAGCATAGAATGTTTTACCACATTCTGAAATAGCACCTAATGAAATTAGTGTTGTGCCTTGATGAAGTCCTGTAAACTCCGTGTCGAAGAAAATTTTTGTTTTTGACATTTGTTTTTATTTTAAATTGTTAATATTAATTCCGAAAGAAGGGCAGCCGATAACACGCAATTGGCAAAATAAAAGCCATTGGGCATCGTGCTAAACATCAACGGTAGTGCAAGGCTTTTACTTCGCCAATTGCCACCGTTATGCGCAATGCCACAGCGTTTTAAAATAAAGTTTGTTGTGAAATTACGGCATTAAAGCGTTTTTCCTGCGCTTCAAAGTAGCCCTTATCTATTTCAAATCCCACAAAATGCAACTTGTTCTTGTGTGCTGCAATCCTACTGCTTCCGCTTCCTACGTGTGTATCTAAAATCAAATTGCCTTCCTTTGCAAATCGGTTAAATATCCAGTCATACAAGTAAATTGGCTTCTGCGTTGGGTGTATTCGTTCCAAGCCGTCTTTTGCGTTCGCACCTACCCAACTCTTGGTTATTTTGCGTAATGCTCCATTGTAGCTTGTCCAAGCCAATTCACCGTCTGCAAAGTCATTTTCTCCTGTTCCTTTATCCCAAAATAACCAAGCACTTGTCGGCTTCAGATATTCAGTCATATAATTGCCACCCCAAACAATTTGATTTTTTGATACCCTAAACAACTGCTCCCAATATTCAGCAGTAGGTATTGCGTTATCCCAATCGGCTTCTCCTCTATAAATCTTCTTCTTGCCGTTACCAAGTTGCATTTTGTTAGCTCCAATTCCATAAGGTGGGTCTACTACTGCAATATCAAAATACCCATCGCTAAAACGCTTTAATGCCTCAGTGCAGTCCTCTAAATAAACTTTATTGGAAGGCACAGCGCATAACACGGGTTTTGCGTCATTGGGGCTTTCGGTTTTCAAATAAACATCTGTCATATAATTAAATTTAGTTTTTCAAATGAGCTTTAGTGCTGGTAATCCCCAACGAACGCAAAGCCCGAAACCGTTATGGCACATTAAAACGATGCCATAACAGCAAATTGGCGTAATACTACAATCCTTTCATATAAGGAACTTCTGTATTTTTTTCGCCTTTCAAAGCATTTTTAGCATACTCATACGCTTGTCTTACTTGCCTATCATGGCACGTTACCCCTTTACTACTATTATGTATGTTTGATGTTATCCGTAAGGCTTCAATAATCGTTTCTAATTGAAACTTGTAAATTGTTATTTCTTCCATTGTAAATTGTTTTAATTAATCCGTACTACGCCAATTTGCAAAACGTTATAAGCAAGCTGCTACGTTCCTGCTTCGTTTGACAATTCCGTTTCAAAAGAATTAAAAAAAAGCCCACCGCACTCTGAAATACGATTTATAGCAATTTCATAATACTCTTTTGATAATTCACTACCTATAAAGTTTCTGTTATTTAAAATACTCATTTTAGCAGTTGTTCCGCTTCCTAAAAAGCAGTCATAAACCAAATCTCCTACATTGCTCCAACTTATTATTTGGTCCGATGCTAATTGTTCAGGAAACATTGCAGGGTGTTTTATTTTGCCTGTTTGTGTGCTTCCAACCAAATATTCAAATATGTTGCCTTTTATCTTTTCGTCATTAATAACAGTCTGTTTTACTTTTGTAAGTTCTCCGTTATTGGTTTTATACATATTTGGTTGTCCCCAAGTTGTTTGCCCTGCATATTTACAAGGCACTTTTATAGGGTTAAATGTTTTTGGCTTGCCTTTACTAAAACAAAACATATATTCCCATTCCTGCTCGTATCTATTATGTGTAAGCGGTGTATAGTTTTGCTTTCTGTAAATCATTGTGTCGTGCAAATTAAATCCAAGTTCTTTAAAATAAAGTGCTTGTTTAAATGATGTTCCGCTTTCGCTACCATCTTTTGTTTGGTCTCCAACTACCCAAATAATCACACCGCCTTGTTTGGTTACTCTCCATAGTTCTTTTGCCACATTTTCAAAATCAAAACTATACCCCTTGTATGTTCTCAAATTGTCATAAGGCGGTGAAGTAACCGTTAAGTCAATGAAATTGTCAGGCATTTTAGCCATTGTTTCAAGGCAATTTTCGTTGTATATTTTATTTATTTCCATCCCTTCTTTTTTTAATTCTTTTGTTTAGTGCTTCGATTTGAGTTTAGTGGTTAATTAACCGCAGCCAGCTTATAACAGCGGTTTGTAGCAAAAAGGGCTGACGTGCTACATTCGTCATTTGTGCTTCTAATCGGCAGTAGTGCAAGGTTGAAACATTGTGCTTCTAATCCCTTTCAGCTACAAGCCGCATAACGTTAGCCGCAACATACCACTTATCCCCTTACAACACCCAAAAGGGTATAGTTTTGTGCGTTTAATGACTAGTTATACCCGATAGGGGGTGGCATCTCCCCTTTAACCTCCGCATACTTATACCTTGCGTTGAAGTCTATCGTGCCGTAGTCCATTTCGTTAGGACTGAACTCGCGGTGCGGTGTGCTGAACGGTGCTGTAACCTGCATGGCAGACACGCACGAATATACACGGTCAGGCGTAATATGCCACTTCTTTGCGATCGCGCTCATGCACATTCCCTGTTGGAAGTCTAAAGCAATCGCGCGTACACGTTCCATCGGCATCTTAACGGCTTTCTTTGGCCGACCCATCAAACCTTGGTAGTATGGTATTCTATGGTAGTTGTACCAGTTCCTTATTGTTGGGTCGGTTACGTTGTATTCAAGGCATAGTTGCAGGACTGTTTTTTTATCCTTGTATGCTTGGATGAGGGTTTGTTTATCGGGGCGGATGCGTTTCATCTCAAATGCTTATTTAGCAGCTCAATATTCTTAGGGTCGGAGAGGAAGAATTGGGCGGAAGCCATAGATGAGAAAGAGCCGTGAGATGGGAAATCAGCCTCAATAAAACACCAAACCCCTTCAAATCGTTGATACACCTGCACCTTACCGCCTTCATTCATCTTATGCTCTAGCTGTTTGCGCTCGAACCATGCTTCGGCATCTTCCTTAGTGCGGTGGACGTTTCCGATGGAGAGGCGGGCTTTGTCGTAATCGTCGTCACACCATGTACTAGAGCTAGCAAGACCGTTATTAATAACATAAAAATACTTATACCCAACCTTCGGATATACTGACTTCGGTTGCTGCTGAGATAGTTGGGCTTTCAACTCAGCGTTCTCACGGCGTAAGCGGTCGAGTTCGGTTTCTTCTTCGAGGTCGGATAGGGGGATGGCGATGTAATCATTAATTCTATTATCCCATTTACCAATACTTGGAGATACAATAAAAGGAGCTCCTTCTTCATAGCTCCATGAATAGGACGGCGAATATTCTGTGTACCTTTGATTATCTTTCCACCTCAACCCATTCTCATCAAGTATCTTCGCAAGTCTATCATACTCTTCCTTGTTGTTGACCACAATCCCGTAGTCCTTTTCAATTACTTCTTTTAGTTTCATGTTGTTTAGTTTTAGTTAGTTATTGTTTTCCCACCTCTTCCATGAGTAGTTTATCGTTAGTATTATGCCTCCTAAAAACCAAAAGCATAGTGCGAATATAACCGCGCTTATCGAGGCTATTAGTAAGTCCTGTTGCTGCGACACCCATCCGAGTGTTACTATCAGCGATAGCATGAGAAGTGTTTTCATATCAAGCCCCCCATCCCCTTAATCCCTAACGCGAAGTTAGCGTCCACGCGCAACACGCGCAACATATGCTTGAACTTCGGTACGTCAACTTTGGTGCAGCGACCTGTCACCCAATCGTTCAATTTCTCGCTTCGGTATTGCGGTGTAACGTCAGGCCATAAGATACGGCCTAACTCACCGCGCGTCATGCGTGGCTCGTTGTCTGACTTCACGTAGTTGTAATGCGCTATGCAGCGGTCGATGTGGATCATAATAATTTTAAAAGTTTAGCTGTCAATATTTGATTCACAAGGTCTATCGTTAGAGCCGTGTGGTTGTGGCTGTCGTAGTCCGCCAAGACCGTTGCCGTGATGTGTATCTCCTGCGCGGTCTCACACGCATGGGCTAAGTATATCCATTGAACGGGAGTGTAGAGCCTTACCATGTTATCCCCCTCCTAGCATCGTCAGCCATATCCTCCCATAACGGATTCTCCAGCTTATCCTCCTGCTCAGCAATATGCTGATAGATTTCATCCTCGAACATAGCCTTTAACTTTGGTAGGTACTTGGTTGATACCTCGCGTGTGTTGCTTTCGCTGTACAGCGTAGCACCATCAACCTCATGATAGCGATTGAAGCTAAACTCAACGTCTAACTGGCAGCGTCTGCCGATGCACTCGATGTGTAATGATTCCATTACTTGCCCTCCGCGATTTGTACTAGTTTGAAGAATACGTCTTGGAAGGCACGTTGGAACTCGGTGTCGGGGATGATGGTTGCCTCACCTAGTGAGTTGCTTATTGAGCCTTTAGCGAGTTTATTATGACCTTTTAAGACTGTTGTTTCAACCGATGCTGCGTGGTCATAATTTGACACCTTAATGATGCGGTCATGTGCTAATAACTTTACGCAGTAATACTCGCTGAGACGAACACACACAGGAAATTCATACATCTGTCCGTTGATTTCGATGTGATTGGCCGCAGCCTCTAAGATTGGGTAGTTGTTCATGGTTAGAATTTTTTAACGATTATTTTGTGAAGGTCATTTTGCAGCGATTCCGCAAGCTCCATTTTAGCCCATTTTCGAGCGTCTTTAATGCTTAGGCATTCCACGTTTTTTCGTTTAATTTCATTGCCTTTTTTGTCCAAATAAATAAATACATAAGTTTTCATCGTTCTTTTTTTTATAGGGTTAAACCATTGCCATAAATGCTGTACCTTGATATTTCGCAACCAAAGCCTCTTGTTGCTTGTCGATAGCCTCAACTTTGCTGTTGTTTACAACAACTTGACTAACCATGTGAGATAAAAGGCTATCAGCTCTTTTTTCTGACTTAGGATTATTTACTGCCATAAGGTTGTAAACCTGTACCATGAAGGCTTTAAGTGTTACCCCATTAAAGAATTTGTGGGTAGTCAATTTGTTATACTCAGCGATAACCATTTCGCGGTTATTTGTCAGGTAGTCCTTGAGTTCAAATTTAGTTGCCATGTCTTTTTCTTTTAGTTTGATGAATCAAATATCGGTAGTTTAACAATACGCCCGACAAAAAAGTTTAATAAAAATAAAAAAAGCCCGTTTTATAGGGCTTTCAGGATTAAAGTTAGAATGATTCTAAATAAGGTTACGCATCACCCCCCACACTTCCTCGCAACCTCCTTAAGCATCTCTAGCTTAATATCGGTGGCGGCAGCTATGCGGGTGCGGAGTTCTTCTATCAATGGCTCATCACGATAAAACCGCCTTACGTGCAGCCTTGCAGCTTCATTCACTACGCGAGGGTCGAACGATACAAAGTCAACCCATTCGCGACCTGAGCAAAGTAGTTGCATCTGCATCTGCGGGTAGTAGTCTTCGTGGTACTTGATGAACTGCTCATCAGTCATCAGGATGTTGTTAACGTGTTCAGACGGATTCCAAGGGCATTTAACCTCTATCATACCATCTTCACCGACCAATCCGTCAGGCGTTGCACCTGCGTGTTCACCGTAAGGCAGAAACACCTGACGGCTGTGGACTTCGACACCGTGCTTTAACGAATAGGCTTCAATAGCGTGGTACTCATTGATAAGTCCCCACTCCGTTGCCTTGGATGAGGTTTCCTGCGAATCGGATATGGTCTCACCGATAAGCGTTTCAGCCACCTTTTCGCGGATGTATTTTAGAGCGGTGTCACCGAACATGGTGTCAACCGTTGTGCGCTTACTTTTAGCCGCTTTGAACTGTTCTAGTTCTTGCTTCGTCGCGGGTCTTGTACCTCCCTTAAGCAGTAGGTAAATCTTCGAGGCGGTGAACTTGCCTATACGGGGGTTGATTAGTTCGGTCATACCAACTGCGAATAAATAGAGTTAGCTACCTTTCTGAACTCCTTGTTATCCTTTAGGTCAGGATATTTACCAAGTACCTCTGATGCCTCGGCCTTGGTCGTACACTTACGCAGTTCTTCAATTGCTGTTGCTGATACCTCTGCCGTTGTATAAATAGCCTCATAGCCATCCTCGAACTTGCGGTTGATGCTTCCACCGTACTTCTTTCCTATCTTCTTTGCGGCGTTCTTGATGGCCTCCGAGTAAGCCTTTGGCGCATTCATTTCGAGGGCGTTTTTTTGTTTAGTAGTGTCGAACTCGATAATCTCAGCCGTGCGCGTCATCAGATTACCGCGTTCATCTCGCATCTGCTTACCATTCTCATCCATTACTGGTACTCTGTTTTGTGTGATCTGCGCAGCCCCGATACCATCATACTCCATCCAAGTACGTGCAATAGGATGGAAGATTTTAATCCGTGCCACCACGATGTATTCGTTTAACTCCCTTCGCTCGGATATGATGATAAATTGAACTAATCCACCGAAATCCTCACGTAGTTGATTCTCCACGAAGTCAATTGGTAGATACTCAGCCTTGCCATCAGGTGTTTTCTGCAAGGTCTTTGGGTCGGGCGGTGTTTGCAGCGTCTTATTGAACTGCTCTAGGCTTTGCATTAAGCCCGTGTCGATTGTTGTGGGTAGGTTTTTCATATCTTTTTTTATTTGTTATTTACTAAATACTTTTTCTCTGTCTTTAATGCTCCAAACATTAGCCCAAACCCAGTTCCATGTTTCGTCATCAGGAAGGTCTTTTTTGTGCGCTTCTTCAATAGCCTGTATTGCTTCTTCTTTGGTGTCATAGTCACCAATAAAATCATCCATACCGCCAGCTGGGTAATAATTGTATCCGTAAAACGCTAAGTAGTTTTTCATAGTTCTCTGTTTTAATTTCAGCAAATATAGCAAAAAATTATTTAAACAAATATTTGGATATTAATTTTTTTTGCCGTAGTATTGCATCGTTGATTTAATCAACACCCGTTCTTTTCAACACCAGCATGGGAACGGTCAGGGCTAACCGCCTTGGCCGTTTAATTCAGTTACTTAATAATCTAAATATGCAAATCAAAGGAAAAATCACGCGACTATTCGCAGCGCAGCAAGTGACGGACAAGTTCCGTAACCGTAAAGTATGGCTGCAAGAAACAGAAGGGCAATACCCTAACACCTTCGAGGTGGAGTTTACGCAAGATAAATGCGAACTACTTAACGCATTCAAAGAGGGTGACCAAGTGACCATTGACATCAACCTACGTGGACGCTATTGGAGCAAGAACGACAAAGAAGGTGTCATGACATCGCTCAACGGATGGAAGATTAACTACGATGTTGAGGTGCAGGACGCTGAGGTAATGAACGACAACAAAGAAGACCTGCCTTGGTAATGCCACTACAACCACAAACCGAAGGAACGGCACAGGTGTTCAAGGACATCGTGCAAGGCTGCAAGAAGAAAGGCGTTAGCCTATCTCAGATGTGCCGTGACCTTAACATTCCTTACCATCAGGTTAACAAGTTCAAGAAAGGCTCGAAGGACTTGGATTTGATTATGCTTATCAATAAGTACATCAATGACCCTGCCTGAGTTTAACAAGATCATGACAGAACGGAAGCGGTTAGAACATCCTTCCGTTCCTGCTCATGCTATACCTGCTGCGAAGTTTAAGGAGACTAGCACCAACGAACTAACCAAAGCTGTCATTGCGTACTTGCAATACCATAACGCACAGGCCGAACGTATATCAGTTGAAGGGAGAGTGATTGAAATCAAACGCAAGACAACTGACATCTTCGGCAACCGAATGATACGTGAGCAGAAACGCATACCATCATCAGGTAAGAAAGGCTCTGCCGATATATCATGCACGTTCCCTGTGACCATCAACGGTGTGCGTGTCGGGATCGCGCTTAAGATTGAAATTAAGTACGGCAAGGACAAACAAAGCGACCAACAGAAAGAATACAAAAAAGCCATTCAACAAGCCGATGGGCTATACTTCATCGTGAAGAAGTTCAGCGATATTGTTGAGGTGGTGGATATTATTAAGAATAAGTTTACCACAGAGGATGCCTAATATGCCGCAAGGAGAGCATTCCCGAACCAGTGAAAATGACGTTAGGCGATAACTGGTCTTCGGTGGTAAATTATTTAAAGTGGAAGTTCCCATGATTACCATAGGCTCAACCATAAGGGATATAGAAGATTCTGATTGCTATTACGAAGGTATAGTGGTATCACTTGACCCATTGATGTATAAAATAACCACCGTGACTTGGAACAACGAACCATGCACAGAACTAAATGGTACGATTACTCATCAGAAATGGTGGAAGATTGAAGTAATTGAAAATAAGTTTAATTAAAAAGGAAAAGACATGAAGAACCTTTTAGTATCGTTTTCAGGCGGAGAAACTTCTGCTTTTATGGCTCAATGGCTAAACAGCCATTATGAAGAATACGGATATGAAAACATTGTGTTTGTTTTTGCAAATACAGGATTAGAGAATGAACAGACGCTTGAGTTTGTAGAGAGATGCGATAAATACTTTAAGTTAAGCGTTCACTGGATTGAAGCTGACGTGATACATGAATACAGAAAAGGTACGAGATATTATCGAACAAGTTTTGATGAAGCAAGTAGAAACGGCGAACCATTTGAGAAAATGATTAAAAAATATGGAATACCAAACCAAGCAAACCCGCAATGCACAAGAGAGTTGAAAGGCGCTCCAATAGCTGCATTTGGCAAAGATTGGTTTAATGGTGAAAAGTACCATACAGCCATAGGAATAAGGAAGGATGAATCAGATAGGCAGAATGCAAAAGCAAAAGAAATGGGATTTATATATCCGCTGATAAACAGTAAAATGATACCTTCTACAAAGCCAATGATAAACTTTTATTGGCGTGCAATGCCATTTAGATTAGAACTTAAAGGCTATCAAGGGAATTGCGCGACTTGCTGGAAAAAGGCAGATAAAAAGCTATATCAGATTGCAAAAGAAAACCCGAAAGCATTTGAATTTATGGAAAAAATGGAAGAAAAATACGGAAACTTTTTTCCTCCACAAAGAATTGAAAAGTGGATTTCAGAAGGTAAGGAAGTTCCCATGAATATTACATTTTTTAGAAATAATAGAAGTGCTCTACAAATTCTTGATGAAGCAAAGGATTGGAACGGAAAAATTAAAGATGATTCAGATGAATATACCTATCAGCTTGACTTGCTTGGAGGTGAAAGCTGTGAAGTATGGAGCGAATGCAATTCATAGCTTACCACCCCCCTCCCATGACCAACCCACTATACCTACACTTCGGTAAGTACACAGGTGTTCATCTTTCGATGATACCCATTGACTACCTTAAACTTATTCGCAACTCTAAAGCACTCAAACCGCAACAACGGGAGTGGATTAATAAACTAAAGCTATGAGAAAGAAAAAACTAATTCAAATTGTAGCAACATTTGTTGCGGTATTTTTTATTTGGAATACCATTGCTTACCTGATGGTTTCATTTGTTACACTAACATTTTCACCAGCAGATTGGACAGAAGATCAAAGGATAGGGTTTATTGGTTTTGGATGTATAATAGGTCTGATTGAATCAATGCTTTTATCCGCATGGGTAGCAGAAGAATAAAAAAAACTATCAAAACTTGCAAATCCAACAAGTTTTGCTAATTTAGCAGCCTCCCCACCTAGCGGGTTTCTTCTCTGTTCTTTTCTTCCCGCTAGGACTGGGGTTACTTGAAATCATTCGCACATTGCCCGTGCTGAACAATTATACTAAAGCCTCAACAGGCGAGCGTGTAGGGCAATTGCACGTTCAAATGTTGGGGCTTAACTTTTTATACTATGAGAACCCTAGACCTACTCATTGGACTTTCTAAACTCTATGATGAACATGGAGAACAGGTGTATCAATCATTCCTTACATTGACAATCATTAAGGGCTGGGACAACGTTACCGCTTACTATCACATCTATAACCTGCTAGAAAAATGACACTAACAGACATCGCAGAAGAGTTCGCAATGGAGGGCTTTAACCCGCTACCACTACGCGACGATAAAAAACCAGCGCTTAAGGAAAACCCGTTCCTATACGTACCAATCGACAACATACCGATTCGATTCGCTAGGGCTAAGAAGATAGGCATCGCCTGTGGTAAGGTCTCAGACGGATTCATCTGTATTGACTTCGACGCTAAGGCTAAACAACCCATCGAGCAGGTGTTCAGGACCTACATAGACGATGACATCATCCGTCAGTTAATCCGTGAACAAGCCATTGTCATCGCGCAGACACCATCCGAAGGGTATCACATCTACCTCAAGTGCCACACCGAACATCACAACTCCGTGTTCGCACGTTGGTCTGACGGAATGACCATGATTGAGTCACGCGGCACAGGAGGTTACGTGGTTGTTCCTCCGTCAACAGGGTACAAGCTACTGCAGAACGAGATACTCAAGCTGCAACACATACCCGTTGAGGTGTTCAATTACCTTATCGAACGTGCCACATCATTCAACCAACACGTTAACGAATACTCCCCTACCACCAAACAGTCAACCTCAACCCGCAAATGGCCTGACCGTTGGCCTGATGATAACCCCGTAAACAAGTTCAAGAACGAAGGCGAGATGGTCGCCAAAGAACTACTCATCAACGCGGGTTGGAAGTACGTCTCTAAACGCTCTGACGGTGTTGAGTTATGGGAACGACCTAACAAAGACGAAGGCTCTACCTCCGCAACATGGGGCGCAAAGTTCAATATGTTCTACGTATTCTCTACCGATGCAGCACCATTCCAAGCCAACTGCGCTTACAACCCGTTCGATATACTAACCATCCTTAAGTTCTCAGGTGACTGGCGAGCCGCTAAAGCATCACTCATGCCCATCGTGGAAGAGGATGAGCAACCAGTAATCGACACGCCATTCTTCCCCATCGACGTGTTCCCAGCCGATATGCAAGAACATATCTCAGAACTCAAACGAACACTTAACTTCCATCCCGACTTCACCGCAGTAGCGGCTATGTTCGCCATTGCAACCATCAACGGCAACTGCTTCAAGCTACGTGTTAAGAACGGTTGGGAAGCATCAACGATTTTTTGGTTCGCAGTTGTCGGATTCCCCGGCACGATCAAAACACATCCAGTCAAAACAATGCTCAAGCCATTAACTGAAATCGACGCTAAGAGCAAACGTAAGTACGACAAACAACTCGCAGAATACCAAGCTGAAATAGAAGCAGACACCAAACCCAAACCTAAGAAACCACTATTCAAACAAACCATCATATCCGATTACACCGTCGAGGCCTTACACTCTATCCACTCCATCAACACGCGCGGCCTTGGTCTTTACAAGGATGAACTCAAAGGGTTCCTTAACGACATGAACAAGTACCGCAAAGGCTCTGATGAGGAATTTTGGCTTGAATCATTCAACAACGGAAGCTATATCGTTAACCGCGTCACCAAAGACCCTATCATGATTGAGAATATCAACGTCAACATCATAGGTACTATCCAACATGACGTGCTTTACAAAGTGGTAACCGAGTACGCAGGTAACGGACTTATTGACCGATTCCTATTTACTGCCGCCGAAGATAAAGTGTACCCGCTCAACGCCGAAGAACTCGACCCTGTGTACGAGGAATTTTGGAAAATGAAACTAGAAAACATGGATGAGGTGTTCCAATACGACCCCGAGCAAGGTAGCACCATCGTTCAAATGACGCCCGAAGCGTTCGAATTATATCAACAGTATGATTTAGAGTATGTTAACATCCAAAACTCACAGGAGTATAATCAGGAGTTAAAAAACTACCTGAGTAAGATGAAAACATACATACCCCGATTTGCCCTTTTACTTGCGATTATAGACACTATCTATGCGGGTGTAATACCTGAGGTCGGTAAGAGACAAATGAAGGGCGCAAAACGCATTGCAGACTATTTCGTCAAAACTGCCACAGGGGTATTCTCATCAACCGACCTTCGAAGGGACATCCAATCGGTCGAACAATCACTCAAAGGAAAGACCCGCGATGATAAAATCAAGCAACTCTATTCATCAGGGTTCAAACAGGTCGAAATAGGTAAATACTTCGGAATCAGTCATCAAGCTGTTGGGAAGGTCTTGAAGAAATAATTCTTGTATATACAACTTTGCAACCAGTTGCAACGGTTGCAACCACCTGAAAGCCGCGCTAGTCGTGGCTTTTCGCGTATTTGGTTGCAGGTTGCAGGTTGCAAACACAAAAAACCAAATGAGAAAAAAAGAAAACGAAAAGTTATGCAACTCTGCAACCAACCCATGCAACTGGTTGCATCTATACGTAGTAATATATTGATACATACTTATTTACATACGTATAATAGAATTATTTTTGGTTGCAAAATGGTTGCAAAATGGTTGCAAAGCGGTTGCAAAGCGGTTGCAGAAATAAAAATTTCACCAGTTCTTGCATTTGAATGAAAAATCACCTTACCTTTACGCACATGGAATACCTCTTAGCACTTAACTTGGCAGCACTCGCATGGTTTATTACCCATGCAGAGCCTTTGCAGAACGCTTTGGACAACACCGCCATCGTGCTTAAGACGTGGTACGCCTCCATTGAACCCGAATGGTATCACCAAGTGCTTGCATTCATCGGTGATGCCATGTACATCATCCTAGGATGTTGGATGTGCCTGACCTTATGGCTCACATTTGCCGTTACAGGTGACTTCATGATGTCATGCCTTGCTTCACTAACCGTATCACTCATACCTGATGACCAACGCTGAAAGGAAATTTGCGGATGAGAACAGAGGCGCACATGATAAGTCAACGTGCAAGATGCTTCAACGCATCCGTGAACGTGCAACGGGAGTGTCTGAGGGCTTACTGTGCCATTGTAAGCGTTCGTCGCGGAAAATTTACGTCACCAATTGGTACGAATGGTATGACCAGCAACCTCGATGAATATTTCACTAACAACTATAACCTGCTTGTGAGCATTGCAAGGGGCATCATATACCGTTGTGGTCGTAAATATGAACCCGAAACAGTTGTGTCTAACGCATACGTGTTCATGCGCGAAAGCTACACACACCTTGAAAGCCATTTAGATATGCAGAAAATGGCCATACACTTCATCAAAACCACCATTGAACGCAATGGCAGTCAAATGAACTACCAACACCGCAAGGCTGTTGAGTTAGTGTTTACAGACACATACCACGATGTGCCACAGGATGAGGATGACAGGGAGCTATACAACGCCATTGATGACTACATGGCTAATGAGCAGAACCTAATCAATAGGATCGTGGCAGAAGTGTATATCGATAAGGGTATCAGAACCGTCAGAGACTTTGCGGCACACTTCAAAATAAGCACCAAGGCAGCACGGGAGTATATCGACAATCTAAAACTAGGAATATGCAAAGAATTAGACTTAAAAAGGAATATGAAGGACTAATCGTCTCACGAGTTAAGGCAGGGGTAGGAACTATCACATTCGATTCAACCCGTGTACCCGAGGAGAAATATATCAATTTCGTTGATTTATTCCCTGACCTGTTTGAAGTGGAGCAGGAAGCGGCACAACTATTGTTCCCAAAAGAATCAAAACCTAAAACCAAAAAGAAAAAATGAAAGCAGTAACCTTAATCATTGCAGTTGTCGTATTAGTATCATGCGAACAACCAAACGTAGAATTGTCGTCTGAACAAAAACAGGCATGTGACAGTTTAGCTATTATTCAGCAGAAACTTGACAGCCTTAAAGCTACAAGATAATGACCGAGGAAGATTTTGACCGTGTATTAGATGCCCTAAGCCAAACGCATAAGGGGTATCATCACGTATGTAGCGATTTGAACTTACCAGTTCATCAATTTGAGTACGCTCTGAATGATAAAACTAGGTATGGCAAATACGTGCGCGCGCGGGAGAAACAACTGAACTACCTCGAAGGTTTATTGTTAAAAGTTTCGTTTGAGGATGAGGACGACGAAAAACCATTCGTCGGAGCAAACCACGTGAATCGTGACAGGCTGAAAGTTGACACGTTAAAATTCGTGCTATCTAAACTCAGGACGCAAGTATGGGGTGACCGCATCGAGGTAACGCATAAAGAAGAACCTAGAATATTCAATGTGAACTATGGCGTTCCAAATGACAACAGCAGTACGGAAGATGCTGCAAATGAAGGGCAATAAAAAAGTAGTTCAAGGCTCAACAAGTTCGGGGAAGACATACGGTATCATTCCAATCGCCATTGATAAGTGTATCGCGGAGACTAGATTTAAAGCAACGGTAACTGCTGAGACCTTACCCGCTTTGAAGGATGGTGCTATTGACATTTTCAAGAATTTCATGTCGGATGAGAAACGTTGGAACGACCACCAATGGAACGCAACCGATTTAATCTATACGTTCCGCAACGGTTCGCGATTGCAGTTTAAATCATTCGATTCAGTTGGTAAAGCAAAGGCAGCAGGTAAACGCGATTTACTATTTATTAACGAGGCTAACCACGTGCCGTATGGAATTGCCGATGCGTTAATCATTCGTAGCAATGAGATATGGCTAGACTTTAACGCGGACATGGAATTTTGGGCGCACACGGAAATACTCACGCAGCCCGATGCGTCATTCTTAAAATTAACTTATAAGGATAACGAGTGCATACCTGACGCGGTGTATCAGAACTTAATGGTGAGAAAGGAGAAAGCCGAGGCCGAAGACAGAACAGGCAATCGAGGATATTGGTGGAACTGGTGGCAGGTGTACGGGTTAGGAGAAATAGGGTCGTTACAAGAAGCGGTGTATTCGAGATGGGAAATCCTCAAACGTAAACCATCGAAGTTTACGCAATTCGTTTATGGCCTTGACTTCGGGTATCAGCATCCGACCGCGCTCGTTAAGGTATGGTTCCATGAGGACGAATTATTTATCGAGGAAGTGCTATACATGACAGGATTAACATCAGGTCAGTTGATTGAGCAGATGAATAAACGCGGAGTAGATAAGACCGTCGAAATAATTGCCGACTACGCCAGACCTGAAATGATTGCCGACCTTCAAGATGCGGGGTTCTATGTATTGAATGCTGATAAGTCAGTTGAGAAAGGTATCAACTTTATCAATGAGCAAAAGGTATTCGTCCATCATGAGGCGGTGAACGTGCAAACGGAAAATAGAAAATACAAACGCAAGGTTATTAACGGTGTTATCACAGACCAAGTGAGTAAGAAGGATGATGACGCAATGGATGCCATACGTTATGCAGGTACTTATATCAAGGATAACTATACAAGAGGGTCGGGGTACATGGTAATGTGATTTTACATTATTAGGTATGGCAATCACTAGACTAGCTGCACCTGCAACATTCAACCCCGCGTATAATATAAACGCTTACTATTACGATTCCACGAATAAAAATCAGACTGGTTTTTCTTACGTGGTAGATATTTACGAGGCAGGTACATCGACAAAGATTTATGAGGGTCGAATAGCCCCGCGACCTAATGACGGTTATGGATATTTCAACCTAACCAAGACATTAACCTCACAACTATCGCTTGACCTGCCTATCGGTAACGCAACATTCAGACAGGCAACAACCAATTTCGTTCGGTATGACGTTAAGATAGGTGAAGAATATGTCATTAGTTACACTATCGACACACCTGTTGATGATAGCGGATATCTTAAGCTAGACACAACTGCAGTTAATACGTTCGCAGTTGGCGACCAAGTGGTAATAACTGGCGCGGACGTGGCAAGTGTCAACGGGCTGCACACTATCATCGACGTGACAGATACCGACACGTTCACCATTGACTTGGTTTACGATGCGGGCATGGCATCGCTTACAACTGGTTCAATCACTTATGCCGATAACCGCAAGACTATCACGCGCGATCTTAACACACTAAGCGGTCAGGTTGCTTATGATGCTGCTATTGCACCCGTGCCATATACCGAATGGGATGCGAACGATTGGAATATGGATAGTACATCAGACCCGCGTGGCAAGTTCTTAACCTCAGCACCTGACAACTTCTATGTTGCCGAATCAGTCGAAGCGCACTTCATGATGTATTCATCAAACACATCGACCTATTGCGCGCGTGTGTACTACAAGAACTCCAACGGTGATGTTGCGTATCGCTCAACAGCTAACGCAGGATGGTATGTGATGAGCGTACCAGTTGGAACAGCTAACCTTAACCCGACAACCGCAACGGTCGGAACGCTGCCTATCATTAAGGATGATACAGAATGGTATCAAGTATGGATGACCAACGGGTCAGGAACTAGAACGAGTGATATTTTTACATTCTATATCGACAGACGCTGCACGGCTAATGACTACAATATTTTATTCAAGGATAGAATGGGGTCATGGTTACCGTTTAGCTTTGGGTTATTGTCAACTGAAAACAAACAAATAAATCGGTCGGCTTATAAAAAATCATACGGTGATTACGATGGGGTGAGCGCGTTCACTTACGACACTACCGCGCGAGGTAATGCGATATTCAATGTCGATGAAACCACATCGCTAACGCTTAACACCAACTGGATGAATGATGAGGCATCTGTTTACTTCAAAGAACTGATGACATCGCCCGAATGTTACCTGCTTGTTGATGGTAATTATTTAGCTGTAACGGTGAACGAGACATCGCATGAGGTGAAGCGTGAACGCAACAAAAAAATGATACGCTATACAGTATCGGTAACCATGAGTATAAATGACCCTATCAATGGTTAAGATTCAACTTACTGACCCGCAAGAAGGGTATTTAGATGTAAAGGAGGGAACGGTATTCCCTTTGAACTTTGGTGTTGCGGATATTCGCGACATCAGTAAACGTGTTGGTAAATTCACTAAGACCGTAACTCTTTCGGGAACTGCGAACAATAATAAGCTGCTGAATAATTATTTCAATGTGAATGTTGTCGCGGGTACATTCGATGTGAATGCACTGCAAAAGTGCATCATACTGCAAAACGATTTCCCCATCCTGCGCAACGCATATATTCAACTATTGAGTGTAACGCGTGTAGCAGAAACCGAACTATTCACAGGCGAACAGTTGGTGGAATATGAGGTATTGATCCGTGATGCAACCGCTAACCTGTTCACTGAGATTGCGGATGCGAAGTTAGAAGACATTCCATTCACCGATTTAGACCACACCTATTCTGCAGCTAATGTTGTCGGCTCGTTTGGTAATGACTATACCGATGGGTATAAATACATTCTACCATATACGCCTAACAACTTCTACGCGCTTGAACAATGCAAACCTGCGGTGTATGCTATTCAGTATTGGGATAGGATTTTTGCGCGTGGTGGATTCCGATACAACTGGACGGGCAACACGTTAGCGCACATGAGAAAGCTGCTGATTCCTTACAACGGTGATGCGCTTCAAATGTCGGCCGATGACCTAGACTACCTCACAGCTATTGCAGAGGAAAGTTCTCAAATTGATAACTTCAACCAAACGAGCAACGGCATAAACGTATCGGCAGACACGACCATCGTTGCAGGTACTGAGGTGCAGGATGATTCATCAAGCTACAACCCGTTAACAGGTCAGTACACTTCGAGTATCTACACAGGCAATGCAGGTGGTTATGATGTAACGTTCACTTTTGACTATGAGTTGATTCTGAATAACACCACAGGCGCAACAGCTTACCTTCGTGGTGTTGGTACATCGGCAGCAGCATACAACCGTTATCGTGGTTACATCGGTATTGAGTGTAATGGTCTTACGCAACAATCACAATTTCCTTCATATGTTCAATACGATGTAGGAGATTCTATTCCGTCAGGTGATACCACTATTCAATCGGGTAGTCTATCGCGCACGATAAGTATCAACGCTCCTTATTCGCCTAATGTTGGTGACACACTTGAACCGATTATTGGTATAGATGTTAATTCATTCTTTGGAAGATGGAGAGCATCGAATAGCGATAGTGGTAGCACGGTGAGGGTTGATACTAAGATAGAGTTAACCAACATCAGAATTGAAATCAAACCGCGTGTTACTAACGTAGTGTTCGGGTCAATCATGCAGGTGAATGATGTAGTGCCGCGCGATGTGAAGCAATCGGATTTTATTAAGTCCATTTGCAATATGTTCAATCTTTACATGGAGGCTGATGAGTTTGATGAGAACTTAATCAACATCACATCAAGGGATGAGTATTACGATGCAGGTGAGGTAAAGGATTGGAATAAAAAGTTAGCGCGCAACCAAACGAATACCATTCAGTTCCTTCCTGAGTTGGGTGGTAAGAAAATGCTATTCACTTACAAGGAGGATAAAGACGCTGCAAATGTCGGATATGTTGACAATGTAAAAGAGATTTACGGTCAATTGGAATTTACATTCGATTCCGAACACGTCAAGGGCACAACTAAGAATGAAATAATATTCTCACCTACACCATGTGCGTTGAGTGGCTACGGTGGTGTTAACCCTATCTATGATGGTATCGCACCGAAAACAAATATCCGAGTGTTGTACGATGGTGGCGAACAGAACTGCTCATCGTTTGACATTTACAACTACGGTACAACAGGTGAATTAGGTATAACGCAATACCCTGCGATTACAACGTTCGACAATCCACTAGCACCGACCTACGACATCAATTACGGTGTGTGTGATTATTACTTTTACCAAGTGCCGCAACTGACCAATAACAACCTGTTCAATAATTACTATCGCAGACAAACAGGGCAGATGAACTCAGGCATCATGCTGACAGGTATGTTCAGGCTTGACCAATACGATATCGTATCACTCAGGTTGAACGATAAAGTATTCCTTGACAGTAAGTACTGGCACATCAACAAGGTGATTGATTACAACCCTATGGTTGAGGGATTGACTAAGGTAGAATTAATCAGCGCGGATACAGAAATACAACTACCGCGATTCCCTGTAAGACCATACACTAAGCCGTCACTAGGTGAGGCGCAAGTGGGGCAACCTATTAATTCAGATTGGCAGACCACCACAGGATCAACGAATAACATAGAGGGCGCAAGTCAGGTGATAAATTCCGAGTACAATTCTATTAAGGGTAATGGCTCGGTAATTTTTGGCGGAAGGAAAAACGCGGTAAGCGGTGACAACATTATGATTACTAATTCATCCGACAACGTGGTGAGTGGTGAGCGTATCGCGTTAATCAACTCGGATAACAACGTGTTGAAGAATTGCGTTAACGTAACCGTTACTAATACTTCGGGTGTTGAGTATGAGAACTTGAATGACTGCCTAATAGACAGGGGCATGATTGTTTCAGGCGCAGATAGTGTTAGTTTAATCACATCGAATAAGGATATTGTCGCGAGTGAGTTAGCTATCTTCAACGGTATCAATGCGGCAGGTGGTAACATTACTATTAAACTACCTAACCCATACGATATACAGTCAATGCCGATATTCTTTAAACGCGCAGATTCATCAGGTAATACGGTGACAATCGACGCGAATACAATAGGAGGTAGTACCATCGACGGTGATAACACAATTACATTAGATAGTGAGCAAGGGGTTATATTATTTTCAAATAGAAACTCATGGGCTATACTCGCTGATTACAACCCATCAGGTGGTGGTGGGGGAGGAGGCCTCACGTTTGCAGAAGTTTTACGAATTACATCAATAGGTATATGATAGTTTTATCCACAGTAAATGACGCGCTTGAACTTGTCACTTCGTCAACGGCAAATATTGACTACTACATTTCATTCGCGCAAATAACCTCTAGTTCAATCACCATTGATTCAACGCAGGGGACAATCGCATCCGCGACAACCACGACGATCCTTAGTTCACCATCAGGTGGTGAACAGTATCAGGTTAAGTTAATCACTATCACTAACCGACACGCAACGTCATCGTGTAACGTCACTATTCAGAAAGATGTAAGCGGAACGAATTACATCATCGGCGGTACGTACACTTTGGCACGTGGTGAAAGTTTAAAGGTAAATGCTGAGGGTAGCTTCACGGTATATGACGCGCAGGGAAGGGAGAAGAAAGCCTCAACCGATGTGATGGGATATACAGGTATTCCGTTTGAGTTTTACAAGATAGGTACATCCTCCGAGGCTATTGGTAACTGGTATGGCTTCGCGAAAGATTCAGGTTTTCCCGGAGCATGGGTTCCCGGAACTCCCGGTATAAACGGTTGGTGGACGGACGCCTCACAGGCATCCAACGCGGCCAACCCTGCGGGAGCAACACAGGCAGGTTGTTTTGTGTTGAATAACCCATCAAGCGGTTCGTGGTACTTGCTACCTCCTAAGGTGACAGTATCAACAGGGCATCTCATGCAGTTAGTTGACTTGCTATGGTACAACACGGGTATTGTCGTAACTACTACCACCGCGCAGAATATTACCATGCCTGCATCATCTATCCCATCGCGTGACCTGAACGGCTCGACCAACGGTGAAGGATGGAACGCGGCTATCTATGTGACAACAGCAACAACAAACGCGGGAGCGATTACCAATACAACTATAAGCTACACGAACGAATCAGGCACAGCAGGCAAGACAGGCACTATCAGTTCATTCCCTGCCACAGCCGTTGCGGGTACGTTCGTGCCTATTCAGTTGGCAGCAGGTGACAGAGGTATAAGAAGTATTCAGTCTATCACGCTCGGAACATCTTATGGAGGTGGTGCGATTAGCTTGGTATTGTATCGTAACCTATACTCCATCGCTAACCCTGTGGCGAACGTTGGTGGAATCGGTGATACGTATGTAACCAATGGTACTGGCGTAAGGATTTACAACGGTACAGCATTATGGTGGGTGTATCGGTCATCCGCAACCACAGCAACAACAATGGCAGGTACAACAATGTTAATCGAGAGGTAATGAAAATCGAAGCGGAAATAGAAGTAAAAGGTCTCAGGGAACTTAAGCAGGAACTTAAGGAAACCAAGGACGCAATGCTTAAGGCGACAGACCCTAAGCAGATGCAGCAACTTGCACAGAAAGCAGGTGAACTTAAGGACAAGATTAAGGACGCGAACGAACAGGCTGAGATATTCGCAACAGGCTCGAAGTATGAGCAGGTGACAAATGCGTTCGGGGCTATCAAGGGTGACCTTGAAAATATGGATTTCGAGGGCGCGGCAGAAAAAGCAAAGCTATTCGCGGCAGCAGCTAAGGGCATAACCTTTGGTGATGCGGTGTCGGGCATTAAAAACCTAGGTGTTGCATTCGCGACAATGGGCAAAGCCTTACTCACTAACCCGATATTCCTTATCGCGGCCGTCATAGCGGGTATTATTTATGCGCTTGTACAGTTGGCGCAAAAGTTTGGCATCGTACAAAAGGTGATGGACTTAATAGGCAAGGCGTTCGATGGGTTGATTTACTACATTCAGGAGATAGTATTATGGTTTGCAAACCTTTCAGACGGTGCTAAGATTGCACTAGCCATTCTATTCCCATTTGTTGGATTGATAAACCTTATCGCATCAGCATGGGCGAAAGAATCCATCGAGGCTAGTCGTGCTGAGGAGGCAAGGCGCAAGGCACGTGAAGCGGAAATCAAAGTGGCACAGGAAGCGTTAATCTCAGCAGAGAAACAAATCGACGCGCTGATAAAAGTTCGCAAAGAAGTAACCGACCGTTACGACCATGAACTCGCATTGGCTCAGGCATCAGGTAAAGATACCGCACGTATTGAAGAAGAAAAATTAGAGTTCGTCCGCGCGTCATTGCAGGAAGAATTACGCTTACGTAGAGAGGCGGCCAAACAAGCAGCTATCATTCTAAAGGGTGATTTCACCGAAGGCTTTAACGATGTGTTCGAGCAACAGGTCAAGACAACCGAAGATGCACTCAAGAAGCAGGAACAGTCCATCGAAATCTTCGAGGCAAAGCGCGACAAGGCAGCAGCCGACAAAGCTAAGGAACGTAGGGATAAACAAATCAAAGACCAACAAGACCTAGACGCTGAACTTGCGCGACTGGATGAGGAGCAACGACAAGCACAGTTAGAACGCGAATGGGCGCAGCAGAAAGAGGATGAAGAACTATTGCAGCGTTACTATGCTATAGTTGCTGAGGAAGCGCGTAAGGCTCAGGAAGAACAAGACCGCATCGCAGCCGAAGCAGCCGAAGCCGACCGCATCAGAACAGAACAAATCGAAGAGGCTAAACGCAATGCGTTCGCGACAACAGCAAACCTCATGCGTTCCATCTCCGACCTACTCACAGCAGCAGGTGTAGAGAATGTAGGACTACAAAAGACCATCGCATTAGCACAAATCGCATACGACACTGGTAAGGCAATCTCAGGTGCAATCGCTCAGGCGCAATCCGTGCCATTCCCTGCTAACCTTGCAGCCATTGCCACAGGAGTAACAGCAGTGATAAGCGGTATTGCATCAGCTATCAAAGCGGTGCAAGGTGCGCCACAGGTCAAAGGTGCTAGTGGTGGTGGTTCATTCAGTGCGCCAACTATACCGAATGTTCAACCCGCGTTCAATCTATTCGGTAACGCTAACCAATTCAACAACGCTAGTGCTGCACGTTCCGAAGAAATGACCGTCAGGGCTTACGTTAGTGAGACAGAAATTTCAGGAACGCAATCGCGATTGAATAAAATACGTAACTTGTCCGAACTTTAAACTATGGCATACAAGGTAAAATATAAAGAGCGTAACGCTTTGGCATGGGAACTAAAGCGCGTCATCCGCGATCTCGGATTAGTGGACACATGGGCGATGTATGACAGCGTACGTATCTCGCTAACTGTGGAGGAGGATGGGAATATGAATTGCATCATCAATACGCGATTCTATTATTTCTTTCTCGATGAGGGAACGAAGTATATCGCACCGCAACGCATCACCGATAAGTGGTTCAAGCGACCGAAAGTTCAAGCGATATTCCTGCAAGTGTATTCGGATTTTTTAGAATGGTACGTACAGAAATACGATGTATTGAAAGTACCGAAGAAACTCGACAAGCTACGCAATAGACCAGTTGTAACAGTTGACTTTAACTACATCGGAAGCGACACTCCTAGTTATTTGAAATGAAAATTCATTCATATATTTTCTCTTACAATAGGGAAAAATTACTACTTGATTGCGCTCGCCAACTCAGTACGGTTGGGAGTGTTACGGTAGTGGATGACCATTCTGATTTCATCACCACGCTTCACACTTTACGTTCACCGCAACACCTCGGTAAGAAAGGATTTCACAAACATTGGCAAGTTGCATTTAACCACGCATCAA